ACGGACCACCCCAAGGTTCATCCCAAGTCGAACCACGGTTCGACCGTGTCGGCCGCTCGCGCGCGAGACCGTCCCGGGTCGAACCCGAGTCGAACCGAGTCGAACCGCACAGCGCTGCTGCTTCGTCGCGCCCGTCGCTCGTTCCTCCGATCGAGTTCGTTCCACCTCCTGATGATTCGCACTACCCGTTCCACGAAGGAGACATGTCGGCATGAGTGATGTTCGTCGGTTGGTTGATCAGCTGGGTCTGGATGTGGAGGCGATCGTTGCTGGGTTGGCTCCTGCGTTGGCGCATCTCGAGGAGTGGACCGGTGAGTTCCCTGGGTCGGCGTCGGGTGCGCCGCCGTCATCGGGCGGATCGCCCCCTGTTCCGGATGACGATGATTATGACGACGATGCGGGTGTTGTGCTGACTCGTTTCGAGCTGCTCGCGACGTCGGGTGATCCTGCTGTTCGTCATCGTCTGGCGTTGTTGGGTCATCTCCGCTACGCGGCGGGTCTGGCGCGTTCGACGATGGCGGGGATCGACGGTGTGTCGTTGCCGGTCGTGTTGACGACCGACAGTGAGGATCTGGCGGTGTTGCGGTGGGCGGTTCGTCGTCTGCGTAGTGAGTCGGGCAGCGCTGAGGTCGGGCGGCTCGATCGACTGTGTCGGGCGGTGTTCAGGGTGCGAGGGCTGGTCGAGTTCTGGGCGCCGCCGGCGGCCTCCGCACCTTCGGGATGCAGGCTGCATCGGCAGGCCGGCGATCACGTCGAGATCTCCCGCCACTTCCAGGGCCTCGGATTGTGTCGGCGCTGTGGTGAGTTTCGGCGTGCCTACACGGTGGACCCATCGCCAGCGATTCTTCGGGCGTGGTCGAAGGGGCAGAAGCCCACCGCTGGCCAGGTCGCTGACGCGATCGCCGTCGGGAAGAAGAAGCGTCGGCGCCGGAAGAAAGCGAGCTGAGGTGCTTGACACGAACTACCTGCGTGTAGTTCACTTCGTACCAGCTTTTGTTCGATGGGCCGAGATGGTCCTCCGGAAGCGTCAGGTCGGTCGCCGAGGACTCGGGCCCGCAGCCTTCTCCGTCAGTTACTTCGCCGAGGAGGCATTCGATGATCACCGCCCGTTTCTATGTCGAGTCCATCACCCGCAGGGCGTACAACCTTGCTCATTCCCAGGTCGTGCTGCAGGCCGCCGGTCGGGGAGTGGAGAACAAGCCGTGGGCGGAGGCGACCCCGTCCGGAAAGATCGAGATGACAATCACGAACCCGGGCGCGTCGGACTGGTTCGCCGAACGGATCGGATGCGATGTGGCACTGACGTTCGAGGACATCGATCGGACACCCAGGATCTCGCCCCACTCGCCAGAGTGACCGAGACACACAGCGAGGTAGAGCAGTTGGTAGCTCGGCTGGTTCATACCCAGCAGGTCGTGGGTTCGAGTCCCACCCTCGCCACTCCGATCACGTTCGAGGTCCGCTCATGCCGGTCGACGAGATCATCGCCGATGTGCGAACTGCACTGGGTCTGGACCCCGACGAGATACTCGTCAACGTGATAGTCCTCGGCGAGTTCGTCACGCTCTCGCCGGACGCCGACAGTCCGGAACGCCGCCGCCTGGCCTTTCAGGCATCGGAAGAACTGGAGCCGTGGACTTCGATCGGGATGCTGCGCTTCGCTCAGATGCAGGAGCATCGAGCGATCGGCCAGATGCTCGACGAGGACTGATGCCCCGAGCATCCCAGGTGTGCACCGTGTCGGGATGCCCGAACCTGCAGCCCTGCCCAACTCACCGTCGGGTCGCATGGTCTGGATCGGACCGAGCAGCCCGGCTCCCGCCGAACTGGCCGAAGCTCCGAGCCCAGGTCCGCAAACGAGACCGGCACATCTGCCAGGGATGCGGCTGCTCGGTCGGCCCGGACGAAGGCAGCGTCGATCACATCCTGCGCGGTGACGACCACCGCCTCGAGAACCTTCAGCTGCTTTGCGATCCGTGCCACGCAACGAAGTCCGGCAGCGAGGGTGCCGCCGCTCGCAGAGGGGTGGGGTAGGGGGTCGAGCCCGGCCCCGTCGTCCCTACCGGTGGGTTCTGCAGTTCCCTCCCCGTACGGGTCCCCAGGATCAGTACGCATCCCCGACTTTTGTACGTTTCCCCAGGTCAGAGCATGGATTTTGGAGGTGGTGCGATGCCGCCCTTGCCCAAGGATCCCTCGACGAGAGCCCGCCGCAACAAGGTCGCCGGCGCCCGGACGCTCACGGTTGTCCATGATGTCGAGATCCCCGAGCTCCCCTCGGAGCGAAGCTGGCATTCGCTGACCGAGTCCTGGTGGGCGGACATCTGGGCGTCGCCCATGGCTCCTGAGTTCGACCAGTCCGACGTGCATGGCCTGTTCGTGCTGGCGATGCTCGTGGATGCGTTCTGGGTCGAGCCGTCGACGGCCCTCGCGGGGGAGATCCGGCTGCAGCGTCAATGCTTCGGGTTGACACCGATCGATCGCCGGCGCCTGCAGTGGGAGATCGATCGTGGCGAGGTCGCGGTGGAGGCAACCGTTCAGCGCCGGAACGCCTCGAAGCCGAAACCGGCCGGCGGTCGGGCGAAGAAACCACCAGACCCGCGCCAGATGCTGTCCTGACCGTCGATGGCGCTGTTGATGGTGCCGCCGCTCGAGCAGCGGCCATGGCCAACCCTCGGCCCCGACGTTTGCGACTGGATCGAAGCGCATCTCGTGTACGGGCCGGGCCCGCTCAAGGGTGAGCCGTACGTCGTCGAGCCCGAGTTTCGTGCTGAGATCTACCGCCTGTACGAGATCTTCCCGCGAGGTCATGCCCGCGCCGGTCGCCGCCGGTTCAAGCGTGCGGCCCTGTCGAAGCGCAAGGGCACGGCGAAGACCGAGAAGGCCGCGATCATCGCCGCCGCCGAGGCGCATCCGTCCGCGCCGGTGCGGTGCGATGGGTGGCGCCGTCAGGGCTCGGTGTGGCGGCCTGTCGGTCGCGGTGTCGCCGATCCGTATATCCCGATGGTCGCCTACACCGAGGAGCAGTCCGAGGACCTCGCCTACGGCGTGCTTCGAGTGATCCTCGCCGAGTCGGCGATCGCCGGCGATTTCGACATCGGCCTCGACCGGATCCTGGTGCTCGACAATCGTGGCCGAGCTGGTGGAAAGATCCAGGCGCTGGCGTCATCACCGAACGCACGTGACGGTGCGATCACCACGTTCCAGCACTTCGACGAAACGCACCGGATGTATGCGCCGAGGTTGAAGAAGGCGCACACGACGATGGTGCAGAACGTGTTCAAACGAGTCGACGCTGACGCGTGGACGCTGGAGACCACGACGGCCGGCGAGCTCGGCGAAGGTTCGATCGCTGAGGACACCCACGAGTACGCCGAAGCGGTCGCGGCCGGCAAGGCCGCGGATCATCAGCTGCTCTACGTGCACCGGTTCGCTCCCGACGAGATGCCGGTCGACTCACCGAAGCAGGTTCGTGCGGCGCTCGCGGAGGCGACCGGCCCGGCGACCTGGTCGTCTGACGTCGAGCCGCTGGTGTCGCACTGGTTCGAGCCGAAGTGTGACCGGCCGTACTACCGGCGTGTGTGGTTCAACCAGTGGGTCAAGGGCGGCGCGAAAGCATTCGACCCAGCAGCGTGGACGGACTGCAGCAGCGACGAGCTGCTCGAGACGAAGATCCCAGCCGGCACTCTCGTGACACTCGGATTCGACGGCGCCCGCCGCCGGGACTCCACCGGCCTGATCGCCACCGACGTCGCAGCCGGCTTCCAACAGGTCGTCGCGTGCTGGGAACGCCCGCACGACGCCACCGACGACTGGGAGATCGATGCTCAGCTCGTTGACCTGGCCGTCGAACAGTCGTTCAGTGAATGGAACGTGTGGCGGATGTACGCAGACCCGCCGTACTGGGATGAGTGGGTAGACGAGTGGGAGGGTCGCTACGGCGGCGGCGCCGGCGGTCGAGTGTTGCGGTGGTACACGAACAGGTTGAAGCCGATGGCGCAGGCGCTGCGCACCTTCAAGCAGGCCATCGACGACCGCACGCTGAGCCACGACGGCGATGCCCGCTACGCCGGCCACATCGCCAACGCCGTCCGTCAGAACATCGTGGTACGCACCGATGACGACGAACCGTTGTGGGTCATCAAGAAGGAACGTCCCGACTCCCCGCTGAAGATCGACCTCGCCGTCACCGGCTGCCTGTCGTGGGAGGCGCGCGGTGACGCAATCGCCGCCGGAGTGTTGGCCCCGAAACCGCCTGAGCGGTCACGAACGATGCGATCGAGGTGGTGAGTGCATGGCCGAAGTGAACTCGCCCGAGTGGTGGGCCGACCGCCTGACCGCCAAGATCACCAAGCGCCGCCCCGAGCTCGACCGACTCGAGTCCTACTTCGTCGGCCACACCCCACTCGCCTACGCCACCTCACGATTCCGTGAGGAGTTCGGGTCGATGCTCGCCGCGATCAACGACAACTGGACCCAGCTCGTCGTGTCCGCCGTCGAGGAACGCCTCAACGTGGAAGGGTTCCGGCTCGGCAACGACGAGAACGCCGACACCCGAGCCTGGGAGATCTGGCAGGCCAACCGCCTCGACGCTGACTCCCAGGTCGCCCACACTGAAGCGTTGAAGCTCCGCGAAGCACACGTCATCGTGTGGAAGCCTCGCCCCGACCAAGCACCGGTGATCACGATCGAGCATCCACGCCACGTCTGTGTGGAGCTCGACCCCGAGAACCGTTCGAAGCGGCTCGCCGCCGCGAAGTCGTGGCGCGATCAGGTCCACGGCCAGTGCTGCACCGTGTATCTGCCGGACGGGATCTACAAGTTCCGTCGAGGCCGACGAGGGTGGGAACGACGCGAAGTCCCGAACGAGCCGTGGCCCGTCCCGAACGAGTGGGGAGTGGTGCCGGTGGTGCCGCTGTTCAACCGTCCAGGGCTGCTGGTCGAGTCGGCGTCGGAGATCGAGAACATCCTGTCGAAGCAGGACATGATCAACAAGCTGATGGCCGACATGATCGTGGCCGCGGAGTACTCGGCGTTCCGTCAACGGTGGGCGACCGGTGTCGACATCCCGACCATGCCGGGCACCAACGCCGCCGACGATGACTTCATCTCGGCAGTGAACCGCCTGTGGCATGTCGCCGCACCGGACGCCAAGTTCGGCGAGTTCGGCCAGACAGACCTGTCGACGTACGTGAAGGCGATCGAGATGTTGGTGCAGCACATCGCATCGCAGACCGCCACACCACCGCACTACCTGCTGACCACCGGTGTGCTCCCCTCGGGTGAGTCGCTGCGAGCAGCCGAGGCGCCGCTGGTCGCCAAGGCCCGCCGCAAGCAGCGCGTGTTCGGCGAAGCGTGGGAGGAAGTGATCCGGATCGCTCTGCTCATGGACGGAACCGTCGTCGATGGTCAGGTGTCAACGATCTGGTCCGACCCTGAGTCGCGCACCGAATCTGAGCACGTCGATGCGGTCATGAAGATGAAGTCGCTTGATGTGCCGACCGAGGAGCTGTGGCGCGCCGTCGGGTTCTCGCAGTCCGAGATCGACCGGATGCGACGCCAACGCGTCGAGCAGCTGACGATGCTGGCGCTCGGCCAGCCGATCACCGCAATCGACGGTGAGGGCATCAGCGCCAGCGAGTTGAAGACCCGCGCTGAGGCATCCCAGGCGCTCGTCGCCGGCGGCATGGACCTCGAGCTGGCGTTGCAAAAGGTCGGACTGGCGGCCTGATGGTCGCCCCGGCGGACCTTCGCCGGTTGTCGGCGCCCTACCGGACACGGTTCGCCGCCGTACTCACGGCAGCAGATCAGACCCTCAGCCGGCTCTACATGGCAGCAGCACCCGTCGAAGAAGACGAGTGGACTGCCACAGCAACCCCGGTGGTTCAGGGGATGCAGGAAGCAGTCATCGGTCTCGCCGCTGGTTACACCGCAGCGCAGCTCGAATTGTTCCTTCCTGACCGTCGGATCTCACCCGCCCTCGACGTCGCCGACCGGGTCCTCGTCGACCGATCGACATCGTGGTTGTCCAGCCCGGTGCTCCGGGAACGCAAGCTGCTCGCCGATGGCCTGGACCCCATCGCCGCTCGCCGGCAGGCCGCCGGGTACGCCGGCGACCTCTTCGTCGCCGAGGCCAGAGTCACCGAACGGGCCGCGGCAACCGCCACCTATCAGCAACACTGGAAGACCCGCCAGCCGCTGAAGTACAAGCGGATCGTCGAATCAGGTGCGTGCGGCTGGTGCCGGGTAGTAGCCGATCGGCTCTACTCCGCCGACGACTCCGGCAAGTGGCACAAGCATTGCCGGTGCACCTGGCGTCTGATCACTCCGGACGAGGCGTCCGCCCACGAACCGCAGTACGACAACGACCGTTGGCGCGACGTGATCGGTGAACCTGCCCGCCGTCCAGCGACCAGCCGCCGCCCTGACCCACCCGACACGCCCGGCCCTCCGCCGCCTCGACCTCGAGCAGATCCGACGCCGGCCGCGTCTACGGAATCGCCAACCGTCATCCGCCGTCCGTCCGAGACGGTCGAATGGAAGAACTCTGCAGCCCGACGCGAGTTCGAGCCACTGCTGCAGGGCCTCGACGAGCTCCACTCGGTCGGTGACGATCTCGCCGCCACCGTGGTCGTAAAGGGTGGCCGCACAACATCGAAGGGTGGATCGTTCTCCTGGGGCAACCGCGGAGCGAAACCCCGCCGGCGCCGAGGGGAATCAGGCGATTCGTACAGGAGCCGTTACGACGACTGGCGGAACACACCTCCACGCGAGGTCATCACGGTCCACAACCGCGCCGACGACGGCACCGGCGCGGTCAGCTTCCTCCACGAGTACGGCCACCGCCTCGATTTCGCCGGGCAGAGCAAGTTCTACTCGGCAGGCACCGCCGAACTCGGCAGCGACGCCTCCGAGGCGATGCTTGACCTGATGTCAGCGATGCGGGACACGCCGACGATCGCCAACGCCGCCCGCCAGTACAAGCAGCCGGCGTTCGTGCAGTACTTCCGGGACCCAACCGAGATGTGGGCCCGGGCGTACTCGCAGTGGGCCGCCAACCAGCTCGGCGGCCCCGCCCGAGATGCCCTCGTCGCCCAACAGCGCCTCTACCCCGGCTACCAGTGGCCCGACGAAGAGTTCGATAGAATTTCACCGCTGGTCGAGCGTGTGCTCGACACGCGAGGAATGATGACATGACCACCCCAGAACAACCTGAGGACGACCGATTCGACGGCTTGCCGTACGACGACGTCCTGATGGAAGGCGAGCCGTACGACGGCCCGTCACTGGATGAGGCCATGGCTCTTCTTCGCGAACGCGCAGCGGGCTGAGTTGTCGCCGACGCGAGGTCGGCGCATCACCCAAGGAGACGCCGCGATGGCCCCCACCCGCACCACCCGTGTTCCTGCCTGCCTGTTCCGACACCCCGCCGAGGGCGAAGGTGAAGGCACCCCACCACCTCCACCTGAGGGTGATGGTCTCGGCGACAAGGGCAAGGCCGCCCTCGACGCCGAACGCAAAGCACGCCGGGACGCCGAACGCAAAGCGAAGCAGACGGCCGACGAGCTCGACAAGATGCGCGAGGAGGCCGAGGATCTGCGCAAGAAGGCGATGGACGACGACGAACGCAAGATCGCCGACGCTGTCGCTGCCCGTGAGGCCGAACTCCGCAAGGAGCTCGGCGACGAACTGGCCGCCGAACGGGCGAGCACCGCACGTCAGATGCTGTCCGCCCGTGTGCTGGCAGCGGCGGCGGGGAAACTGACGAACGCTGCCGACGCCGCCGCGTTCATCGATGTCGACGCTCTGGATCGCGATGACCAGGGCAACGTGGCTGACACGACTTTGTCGGCCGCGATCGAGGCGCTCATCACCGAGCGTCCGTATCTCGCTGCGAAGGCGGGAACAGGATCCGCTGACCAAGGCAGACGGCCCGATGCCGCCGCCGACTTCAAGGATCCGAAGCAGCTGGAGGCCGAACTCGCCAAGTTCAAGCTGCATCCGCTCCGGTGATCCGCGCGGATGTCGTCGACGGCGACGGGTTCTTTCAGTTGACGATCACTGGTCACGCCGATCCTTCGGCGTGCGCGGCGATCACCGCCATGGAGCAGTCCGTGGCGATATGGCTCGAGCAGCTCTCCGAGCTGAACCCGGCCGACCTCACCTTCACCTATGCCCAGGAGGCAACCCCCCATGAAGTACTTCCCCCTGGTGGTGGCGTTCGTCGCGTTCGTCGTGGCCTTCGCCGTCATCGTCACCCCCCACCTGTTCCGCAGTGACCGCAGCCAGGTCCGTCCGGTCCTGCACCGGCACCCGGTCAACGCCCTGCTCCCGGTCGGCATCCGTGCCATCATCCAGGACGGCTTCCTCGAAGCAGCGTTCGACAACGCCTTGCGCCCGGACTTCATGTTCCCGTCGCTTGCCGACGTCGAGTCGATCCCCGGTCAGAAGGGCCAGCGCGTCACCCGCACCCGCACCGGTCTCCTCACCCCGCAGACCACCCCGCTGGCCGGCGACCCGTCTGCCGACACCTACTCGATCGAGCAGTTCTCCGGTGTCCTCGACCAGTACGGCAACTCGATGGACACCAACATGCTCGGCTCCGGCACCGCTCAGGCGTCGAAGTTCGTCCAGGACATCCGCACCCTCGGCATCAACGCCGGCCAGTCCCTGAACCGGCTGGCCCGCACCCGGCTCTACGGCGCCTACGGCGGCGGACGCACCTGGTGCCGTACCGCCGATGGTGGGTCGAACACGTCGATCGACGTGCAGTCCGTGGACGGCTTCGAGTTCGTGCTCGTCAACGGTGTCCCGACCGCGGTGTCGGCGTCGAACCCGTTGTCGGTCACGATCAACGGTGTCGCCAACACGGTCACCGGCGTGAACCGGACGACCCGAGTCCTGACGCTGGGTACCGCCCGCGTCGATGTTCTCGGTGACCCGATCATCGCGTCGAACGCCCCGACGACGATCCGCCCGAACGCCCGCGCGTCGGCGTTCAACCTGATCGCCGGTGACGTCGCCACTGTCGGCGTGTTCTTCGACGCTGTCGCTCGACTCCGGTCGATGTCGGTGCCGCCGCTGCCGTCGGGCAACTACCAGGCGCACGTCGATGCGACCACGATGCGGCAGCTGCTGTCGGACGCCGAGTTCCGTCAGGCCTTCCAGTCGCAGGGCGGCGCCGATGACTACCGGGCAGGTCGGATCACGATCTTCGGTGGCATCGAGTTCATCATCAACATCGAGACGCCGACGGTGTCGGGTGACGGCATGACTGTCGCCACCGCTCGCCGGCCGATCGTGTGCGGTGCTGGCTCGTTGATCGCCATGCCTCTGGAGAACCAGGGCATGTTGCTCGACGGCACCGGTGTCGAAGACGTCCCCGGCATCTCGCTGGTGGATGCTGCCGGTTCCGGCATGGAGGTCGTGCTCATCGTGCGTCCGCCTCAGGACCGACTGCAGCAGGTCGTGTCGAGCTCGTGGGCGTGGACCGGCGACTTCGCCGTCCCCACCGACTCCACGGGCATGGCCGACGCTGCGCTGGTGAAGCGCGCCGTCGTCATCGAGCACGCCTGACCGTCTGCGGTGAGCGGGGTCGGGACAGCCCCCGACTGTCTCGACCCCGCCACTGCGCCACACCCGATCCGCTCCACCCCGATCCGTGAAAGGCAGGTAGCTCTGATGGCTCCCCGCACCCGCAAGACCGCCCCCGTCACCGCCCCTGCCGACGAAACCCCCGACGAGACGCCCGACGACCCGATCGCCGCCGAGGAGGAG